ACTCAAAAGTATGGTTCTCCTAGAGGAACTATGACTGAAGCTAATATTCGTAGAACTGAATATGCGGCACCAGGCATGATGTTAGAAGAAATAAATTCACTTAGTAAAACATTGCAAGCTAGTCCATCTTTTGAAAGATTATCAAGCAAGGTAACTAACGATGCTTTAGATAGAGATCTCAAAAGAACAGCTGTTGATATTTTAAAATTTATGGATGACTCAGGTCATACCAGATTAATGGATATACCAGAGGAGGATGTTCTTAAATATATTGGTGATCCTAGAGCTGCAACAGAAGTTATTGATGGTGAAGTTTTAAGATATTTAAGTCCTGTACAGCTAAGAGCAGTTGATTTAATTAGAGGTCAATTACTTTTAGAGGCAAGAGATTTAGCTAAAGCTGGACTTAGTGTTGCCGACAAAATAGATGTTACTGCAAATGGTTCAATATTAGATGGAATATTAGCAAGACATTCTGCATTAGGTAGATTAAGAAAAGAAGCTAGTTTGGCAAGTTCTGCTGAATTAAGATCTTATGATGCTAAAAAAAAAAAAGATATTGTTGGTTTAACAAAGAAAGAATTAATTGCAAGAGCATCTGATGGAGCTGCTGCTGATGTAGCTATGGTTAAAGAATTATTAAAGAGTGATCCTGATAATGCTTTATACGAAGGGTTTATACATTTCACTGCTCAAAGTAATGGTAGTGCTCAAACATTTAAAGATTTTCAAGAATTCTTTAAACGTAAACTTAGAGGATATAAAGAAGGTAATAAATATCAAAGAAACGCCATAATAAACGAAATGATGACAATGGGTGTGAACTCTATGTTGTCCGGTCCTAAAACACCTGTACGTGCATTAGTAGGTACTGGTTTAGGAACTATTATGCGCCCAGTTGCAACTATTCTTGGTGCTCTAGGTAAATCTGATGACACCGTTTTAAGAGGTGCTTTTGTAAATGTAGGTGCAATGGTTGAGGCTCAAAATGAAGCTTTACGTAAAGCAGTAGCTGATTTCCAATCCTATACCATGAACCAAGAAGGATTTAGAGGATATATAAAAAATCAGAAAGATCAAGAGTGGGAACAAATGATGTCATGGGCAGCTACTTATGGAACACTGGGTGATAAGGCTAGTGCTAAATTTGCTAATGCTCTTAGAGGTGTTAATAAAATGCCTGTGTTTAATTATGGACCTAGAGTTATGAGGTCAATTGATACTTATTTTACACAAATAATAGGTAGAGGAAGACAAAGACAACTTGCTTTTGAAAACGTATATAAAAAAATAACTGATAAAGGATTGGTAGTTGCTGATGCAGATTTAGATGATTTAGTCAGAGCAGCTGAAGTTGATTTTGAAGCAAAAGTATTTAGTGCAGATGGACGTTTGACAGATGAAATGGCAAAGTTTGCGGCAGACGAAGCAAAGTTAACTCAAGAACTCAAAGGCTTTGCAAAGTCATTAGACATAATGTTTGACCAAGCACCCTTCTTTAGACCTTTCTTCTTGTTTGCACGGACTGGTGTTAACGCTTTAACTATGACATCAAAGTACACACCTGGACTTAATTTAATAATTAAAGAGCATGCAGACATAATGAGTAAGCAATGGGATGATCCGGCTTTATTACAGTATGGAATAAAAACAGCAAGAGATCATGAAATTGCTAAATCTACTATGCGTGGAAGAATGGCAATTGGTTATATTTTTACTAGTTTAGTTGCAATGCTTGCATTAAATGGAAACATTACAGGAAATGGACCTCCAAAAAGAAGTGTCCGTAATACATGGCAAACTTTTGGTTGGCAACCTAGATCAATAAAAGTTGGTGGTAGTTATATAAGTTATGAATCGTTAGAACCATTTAATATGATACTGGGTTTTGCAGCTGATATTGTTGATTCTCAAAAAGTAATGGGTGATGAATGGGTTGGTAATAATTTTGGAAAGCTTATGTATGTTCTTCAAGCTAATGTAGTAAATAAATCATTTCTTGCTGGATTACTACAATTATCTGATTTACTTACCTCGCAAGGTAATGATGCACCTAGAGTTGCGGCTAACTTTGTAAACAACCAAATACCACTAAGTTCTATGCGTAACGAAATAGGTAAATTAATATCTCCAGGAATGCGTGAATTAGAATCTGGATTTTGGCAGAGTATTGGTAATAGAAATTTATGGGCTGATGTAGTAGTCAAAGGTACATTACTTCCTTATAGATATGATCAATTAAATGGTGACATAATTAGAGATTGGGACCCTATTACACGATTAACTAATGGAATATTGCCTTTTAATATAAATATAGGCACTAGTAATGAAACTAGGGAAATTTTATTTAGAAGTGGCGTTAACTTAGCGCAAACATTTAATACTGGACCTAATGGTGAAAGTTTAGAAGGTCATGCTGATTTAAAATCTAAATTTAAATTTTATATGGGTCAGGAAAATGTTGAAGCACAAATAGCTGAGTTAGTAGAAAAGTATCCACAAATGAAAGAATCTTTATTAAGGATGGAAACAGATAGACGAGAAGGTCAAAACTACAATCCAGTTAAAACATTACATGCTGATAAAATTAGATTGTTATTACGTAATGCTAAAAGAAAAGCTTGGACTTCTTTATTGCAAGATGAACAAATTGGTACAAAAGCACAAGTATTACAAGAATTACATTCTTTAGGAAAGCTAGCTGATAAAGCTAGAGTTAGTGGTCGTTATGACACTGAAAAAAAAGTAAACGAAGAAATAGAAAGAATAAAAAATATAAATAAATAAATCTACCCAGTCAACGAATTTTTAGGCGTAAATGGCTGTTACACAAACTCAATACACAGGAAACGGTTCTACCGTTTTATACAATTTTACATTTCCATATTTATCTGCAACAGACGTTAAAGTAAAAATTAACGGTGTTACGCAAGCTACAACTGAATACTCATTCGCCAACGCTACAACAGTACAAATGAACACAGCTCCAGCTAATGGAGCTACTGTTTTAATATTCCGTGATACAGATAACGATAATAAAAAGGCGACATTTTTTCCAGGCTCTGCAATTAAAGCAGAAGATTTAAACGACAATATAGATCAAATTTTATTTGTTGCTCAAGAGGTAGATAACAATGCCATGAGCACGATTGGCGATGATGCTATGCAAGGTGATTTAGACCTTGGCAATAACAAACTTGTCAATGTTGCAAATCCAATAACTGGAACTGATGGTGTTAATAAAAATACCTTAGAAGCTACTATAAGTTCTAATATTTTAGCTGGTACTGATTTAGCAAAAACTACAAGTAATAACCAAGTAACTATTAACCATAACGTTGCCGGTGCAAATACTACGATTAACAACAGTAATGGCAATGTACTTCAAGACATAACTATTTCAGCTCAAGGCCATGTTACCTCAGCTGGTTCTGTAGATTTAGACACAAGATATTATACAGAAACTGAACTAGATGCTGGTGCTCTTGACCCTTTATATTTTAGACAAGACAGCAGTGAAACTATAGCTAGTGGGCAGACTTGGTCTGCAAGTGATAGTTATGTAGCTACTACAGCTGCAATTGATGCACGTATTATTGACTTAGTTGATGAAGTTGGTGGTTTTGATATCGTTAACGATGAGCAAAGTTTTCCTGATACAAACCCCGGTGGAACTACAGGACAAGCAGCTGTTTTAAGTATAAAGGCAGCTACTGCAAATTTAGTACCTAGTGGTACAACAGTTACCATAACTAATGGAAACTTAGCTAATAATGCAAATATAATAATTAATAATGTACCTGGTACAATCGCTCAAGGTTTTGGATTTTTAGTAGAATCTACACCTACATTACATACATATACATTTCATAGATTAGTACCTAAAGCTACAGAGGTAACTACAGTTGCTAGTAACGCAACAGCTGTAGCAAATGTTGGAAACAATATCCCTGCAATAAATACTGCAAACTCTAATTCAACTGATATAAGTACAGTTGCTTCTAATATAGGCAACGTAAATAATGTTGGTACTAATATTACTGACGTTAATACAGTTGCGACTAATATAGCTGATGTTAATAATTACGCTGACACATATCAGGTTGCTTCTAGTGACCCATCAACTAGACCTGACGGTTCAGGTTTACAACAAGGTGATTTATACTTTAATACTACTTCTGATGAACTCAGAGTTTATAATGGTAGTGCTTGGCAAGGCGGTGTAACAGCTACAGGTAACTTGGCTGGTCTTGGTAGTAATACATTTACTGGTAATCAAACTATTAATGGAGCAGTAACCGCTACATCTTTTACAGGAGATGGAGCAAACTTAACCAATTTACCTGTAGACCTTACTCAATTAAATGCAACAAACTTAACTTCTGGTACTATTCCAGATGCAAGATTTCCAGCAACTTTACCAGCAGTTAGTGGAGCTAACTTAACTAACTTACCTGTAGACCTTACAAATTTAAGTGCAACTAATTTAACATCCGGAACAATACCTGATGCTAGGTTCCCAGCTGTTTTACCAGCTATTAGTGGAGCTAATTTAATTAACCTTCCATCAACAGGAGGTTTAATTGGTGGAGGTAATGACGAACTATTTATAGAGTCAGATAATGTAATGGGTACAGACTTCACAACAGGAACAAATAAGAATTATCTGAATCTTCTTCCGTTAACAATTAATGCCACATTAACTGTGACAAGCGGAAGCAATATATCATTTGTATCAGTTTAAAGTTATGTTACCTAAATTACTCTATTTGTTTAGTTTGACAGAGTTAACAGGCTCTGGCGGTGAACAGTTATTTTTAGAGGCAGATAACGAAATTACTAATAACTTTATAACAACGGCAGACAATAATTACCTTGGCATAAGTCCAGTGACTATTGCATCTGGTACTACCGTAACTGTAACAAATAATTCCTCTATAAATTTTTTATAAACATTTAAATTATGGCTAAATTAAAAGTTGATGAAATCGAACCAATAAGTACCAATCAAAATATAAAAGTAATTACCAAAGGTTCTACTGGAGCGTTAGAAATTAAAGGTGATACTAATGATGCTACTTTACAACTTAATTGCAGTGCTCAAAGTCACGGTGTTAAGTTAAAAGCTCCCCCTAGTAGTGCGGGTCAAAACTATACAATGGTTACGCCAGATAACCAAATTGCAGCTAGTAAACTATTTAAAGTAAAAAGTGTAACTAATAATAGTGCACAATTAGAATATGGAGATGCTCCAACAGCAGCATCAGTTCTTGTAAATTTAGATGCTGGAAATTTAACATCAGGCACTTTACCAGCTGCTAGATTTCCAAGTTTCCCTGCGTCAGCTGGTGCAAGTTTAAAATTAATAAATAGCTCAAAAGTAACTTCAGATAATACTATACAGCAAATAGATTTTACAGGTCTTCCATCAGATCAGGTGTTTTTTATTGTAGGTAGAAACATTAAACTATCTGGTAACGGTTACCCCTTAATGGAATGGCTAGACTCTAGTAATCAACGTCAAGGTTATCTTCAAATAGCAAAACATTACCAAACTACTAGCTACCAAGGTAATATCAGTGGATCACATATTAATCAAATAGATATGAGAGGTAATTGGTCTAACTATAAAGATTCGTATAGTTTTACAGGATACTTTAGTACAAACTCTACATCCAATGATTGGATGATGATTAATGGTATGGGTACTGGTATGAATGAAAGTCTCATTGAAATATTTGCTTCATTTCAGCACAATCAAAGATGGGCAAGAACTCTCTCAGGGCTACGATTTAAAGCATATGAGGGTGGAACACAGCGGTATTATCAAACGGGCAGTGAAATTTTAATTTATCAATTTATGGAGTCGTAATGTCAAAAATACAAATTGAACAAATAGATTCCCTAACAACTAACGGAAATCTAAAAGTAACACCTAACGGAACTGGTATTGTAGAAGTATCAGGTGATGATGATGATGGTACATTACAACTTGATAATGTAAAAGTCAAAGCCCCTCCAGCAACTGCACAGCAAAATACCACCCTAGTCTTACCACAAGATAATATTGAAGCCGGTAAATACCTTAAAGTTGACAGCATTACTGGTAGTGGATCAACAGCTGTAGGTCAATTATCATATGCAACTGTAGCTCCTCTTACTGCTGATGCTATAAATGCTAGTAACTTTACAAGTGGTACAATACCAGAAGCAAGATATAGTATTCCCGGATCAGTAGGCGGAGGATTACAGTTAGTTAGTAAAAACGAAGTTACATCTGATAACACTATAAATCAGTTTGAGATACCTTTAGACGATGATACTAACTATAAATTAATTGGTAAAAATATTAAATACAGTCAGAATACTTGGTTAGCATTTCAATGGTTAGATGCGGCAGGCAATTCTCAAAATGGTATGAGTTACACAGCTTGGCATGGTCCCGGTAATAATCACTATGGCTCTACTAATGACACTAGTAGTGCTCACTATGGAAATACTAACTATCATCAATCTAGCCAAGCATTAGAAATGGATATAAATAACCAAGAAATGCATGTATCAGTTATGGGTCGAGTACATAATAGACATGATGATGATAACTACAATAAATTCATCATGACGTTTAGCAGGCATTATACAACTTCCCATGATAATAAAAGAATACACAAATTTAAAATATATCCAGCACATAGTTCAAGTGCTTATTTTCAAACCGGCACGACCCTTTTACTTTACAAATACAACAGAGAATAATGTCAAAAATTAAAGTTGATACTATAGAAAGTAGTAATCAAAACGTAAAACTTACACCAAATGGCACAGGAGTTGTTGAAGTAAAAGGAGCTGGTGGTGCTGATGGTACTTTAAAACTTACTTCTTCAGATGGTAGTAACGGAGTAACAATAAAATCTCCTCCTCATAGTGCTGGTCAATCTAATACTTTAGTATTACCAGATAATAGCCCTACCCAAGGTGACTGTTTAAAAGTTAAAAGTATTAGTGGTAGTGGTTCTACAGCCGTAGGACAGCTAGAGTATGCAGCAATAGCTACGCCTGATCTTACTCAACTAAATGCTAGTAATTTAACTTCAGGAACTCTTGCTTCTGCTAGATTTCCGGCTTCTATACCGGCAACAGCGGCTGGGTTAAAATTACATAATTTTCAAGAAATACCATCAGGTGCAGAAGTTAGCAAAATTGATGTTACCGGTCTAGAAGACAATTCAACCTATTTAATAATTGCTGACGATCTATATTTTTCAAATGTCTCATCACAAGGTGCTCGTATTTTCTTATTAAAAGAAGATGATACTCGATATACTAGCTATTATCTTAAATTTGAAGTAAAACGATATAATAGTTGGTTTAGCGAAACCGGAGATGATAGTTATAAGTTGTTTGCTGGCCAAGGTCATCAATATTATAGTTTTGTTGCAACAATAAGTACATCAGCTGAACATGGCTGGATTCAGGCTCAAGGATTCACTCCTGGACAAAGTGATGCATTCACCCAACTCTATGGTAGTTGGAGCCCAAATGGTATAGATAATAACACCAGCAACAGAATGCATGGAATCAGCATTCAAGGAAACACTTGGGGCGCACTCAAAGAGGGGTCTAAAGTTTACACTTACAAATATTTAGAAAGCTAATGAACAAAATGGTAAATGGCGTAGTAATCGCCATGACAGAAGAAGAAATTGCAGAATTTAATGCTAGTCTCCCAACAGAAGCAGAAGTACTTGCACAAAAATGGGAAGGAGTAAGAAGAGAAAGAAATCAAAAACTTTCTGAAACAGATTGGAGAGCTAGTAGTGATCTTACATTATCTGATGAATGGAAGGCATATCGTCAGTCACTCAGAGACGTACCTTCTCAAACCGACCCAGATAACATCACTTGGCCGACTGAACCTAGCTGATGCCGAATTGGAAAGAACTTAATCAAATTCCAGTTATAAACATTCCACCAATTGAAACGATAGAGACAATATCTATACCGCTTCCAACAGCAGAAGTACCTTTCTACACTCCGTTGGTTATACCTCCTAGTGATTTACGAGCAACAGAGCAGATAGAAATACAAACAGATACATCTATAGATAATTATGAAATAGATGCTGAAGCAACGGAAGGTACTTCTTCTAAACCTAATAATCAACCAGGAATGAGAACAGTCAATTTGTTTTCTACAAATGTTGAAATACCTCTTCCTGAAAATGAAATATTAATTACAGCTACTACCACAGCTGTAGTTTCAGTTGGAGCTGCGTTAACGGCTACGGCTGTATTCAATTGGGTTGTAAAAATTATGAAACCAGTAATTAAAACATTATGGAAGAAGATGACAAAAGGGAATGGCTCCACGACTCGATAAAAATATTTATTCTTTTATGGTCGATGGTGTTATTGTCTTGTAATTACATAAAAATACACGACAAAAAAATACTCGATTTTGATAGTACATTTATTGCTTCTATCTTTTCTACGTCCGCAGCTTCGCTAGGACTTAAAGGTATTGGTGGTGGAAGACTATCAGGAAATGGAAACGGAAACGGAAAC